GCGTTAGTTGTTCCACTCCCCCTAATAAACGCATCACCCATCACCTGCAAACGCTGACCGCTGTCGGTGGTTGTGCCAATCAATAAATTTCCTGTAGATGCTGTTACTCTTAATCTTTCAGTACCACCAAAACTTACTCCTGTTCTTATCCCAATTGATTGAGAACCATCCTCTGGTTGCAAATAACCAATACCATTAGTACCCTGGTCAACACCTAATGTAATATTTGTAAATCTTGCCAAAGCAAGTTGGCAGAATATACCACCTGGTGTAAACAATAGACCTCTAATATTACCTTGTCCATTAACATCTAAAGTTCTTATAGGTGTATTAGTCCCAATCCCCAACCTACTATTAGCAGCATCCCAAAACATCCCTGTTGATGAACTAAAAGTAACATCCCCATTTAATAGTGTTGTCCCCTGCACCTGCAAACGCTGACCGCCATCGGAATCAGTGCCAATTAAAACATTGTTAGTATTTCCTTTGAAAGTAATTGCTCTTGCATTTAATCCACTATTAAAAATAGTAAAGTCAAATGTTGTACCAAAACCTGCCATACTCCACTTCTCAACACTGGATGCACTAAATGTAAAACCTGCGTTCCAATTTGCTCCCGTTGCTGAACTATCAAAATACAATCTTGTTGTCGCTGCACTTGTTATTGCTAAAGCAACACGATGATTATTTACGGTTGTTATAGCAGTTATACTGAGTTTACCATTAGTGTTATCCCAAAACAGATTATTACTCCCCGTCTGACTATTCGTTCCATTCCAATATGCAACTTGTCCGGAAACACCGCTACCCGTTATTCCGGCGGCGATTGTCCATGACCTATCAGCGGACAAATCGAATGTAGTTCCGTTGATGGTAAGTGTGCGTGTGGTTGGAACGGGTGTGAATCCTAATGCGGTTGCTATTGTCTTGTTTTTCCAAAGTTGAGAACTTGATTCGTAGATTAGTGCCTCATTGTTTGCTACCGATGTAATGCTAACGTCATGGAGTTCATCCAATTCCCACCCGTTCATTACCTTCACATATATCTTGCCATTATTAGCATGAGCATACTCAACGTAACCGATTACTACAATATGACCTGCACCCGTTGGTTTGACCTTTGTAATCGCACCAGGTGTTGTAGGACTTAAATAAAGCACATCCCCATCAACCCAAGTTTCGCCTTGTAAGGAACCCGTTGTGTTGATGTTCTCAATCTGACCAACGCAAATGATGAACCCTTCTTGATTTGTTGGGATTGTTTCGGTAACAAGTCCAATTGTGTCAGCACTATTCGCATCGTTATTCGCTTGAGCAAAAGCTACGGCTAACCTTTGCCCTTGCGCACCGCTTACCCTTACCGCTTGGTATGCTGCCTTTGTTAGTGTAGTATTCGGTGTAACTTTGTTCACAATCCTTGCAACCAAGTCAACACCATTCTTTAGGATAACGCTACCACCCTTTAAAGTTGTTTCGCTTGATCCAATCGTATTGTTCCAACGTGTTGTACCAACTGCCGCCGTTCCCGTTGGTGTTGTATCAAGCGTTAACTGTCCGGCCGTCAATCCGAATTCGCCAAGGTTCACGTTAGTTGTTGCGCCGGTATACGGTACGTATACTAAACCTAAGCCGGATACTAAGCTTTTAAAAGAAGTTCCCGTAGTAGGATCTCCTACGAGTATTAGATCCGTAGAAGATAGTGCTCGACTATCTAACTGATTTATTTTTTTATTCGGCATATATAAGTTTATCTGTGTTATTAATAAGGAAGTACTGCCCGTCCGCCCAGAGTAAGAAATTACCTCCGTCGGTAGGTACCTGACATTTATTAGCGTCGAAGCGAGTAGATATATCTACCTTAACGGATACGCCAGCCGTTAAGTCTTGTAATTGATAATCCTTTATCTGCATAGGGTAATCGGTACCGATCTCCCACGAATGTTGAAAGCCGAAGTAATTAAGCATTGCTAGGAAATCTAAAGCTACAGAAGCCATATCGCTTTTAACTTCAAACTCGTTAGCTAGACTTCTATCCGCTATATCTAGAAGATCGAAAAAATAAAACGTAAAGCTATACGTAGCTAAACGATCCGTTAAACTTATACGACTAGTCTGGTTTAACTCTCCGAACATAGCCGGGTAGGTTACGTCTTCTCCGTCTAAGAACTCGTCGAAGGAGCCTATAAATACGTGGTTAATTTGTTTATGCGCCGTAGCTAATGCCTCTATCCTTCCTACGGTTTGCTTTAACGTTAACGTATCCGAAGCGTACTCCTCGAAGTTATAAGTACTAGGTACTTGGCAACGGTTAGCGTCGAAGCGTACGCCTATAGTTACGTCTACGGATACTCCGCACGTTAGATCCTGTAATTGATAGTCTACGATATTTAAAGCATACTCTTCGCCTACTTCCCAAGTAGTGTAGTCTACGTCTTTAAGAAGCGCTAAATAATCCTGAGCTACAGAGCTCATATCGCTAGTAACGTCCCAAACGTTTGCTAGCGACTTATTAGCGGTATCCATTAAGTCGAAAAAATAGAACGTAAAGTTATAGTTAGCTACTCTATCGGTTAGAGATACGTTCCCGTCCGGCTTTAATTCCGCAAATAGCGCAGGGTAGGTAACGTCGGTAGAATCTAAAAACTCGTCGGGTGCTCCGATAAAGAAATGATTAATCTGCCGATGGCTTAGCGCTAACTCCTCTAACCTTGATATGATTTCCTTTAGTGTCATTCTTTTTTTCCTGTGTCGCTAAGAAGAGGCGTAGTTTTATTAGGTTTTTTTTACTTATGTTTTTACTCATATATAAAATGGATCGTTACTATTATAACCTGCCGGAGGTCGCTTATTTAAAGAGTAATCATCCGGAGGCATTTCCGTTTCGTTACCTAAGTATATAGGAATCGTATAAGAGGTACGATCAGGGTAGACGGTATCTACTCCGGCTACGAAAGTTACGTACTCCGGAAACTTCTCGTTACCGTACTCTATTAGGTACATTCTAGCGCGGTTTACGTAATGCTCCGCTCTAGATTTATACTTAGCTACGATACTATACATTTCCGACATACTAGGCTGCGTAGCGTTATCTACCGTTTTCTGCGATACTCCTTTATTCCAAAACTGATAATTTAAACCCTCGGGAAGTTCGCTCATTACGTAGTTACAGATAGCCATTATTAGGTAGTTATCCATTAGATCTTTATAATCTCCTGCTAACGTACCGGCGGCTATATCCGATAGAATTTTATTATAGAGAGTAGAGCCGAGGAGAGGCATAATATAAAGATCTTGTACGGCTTTAATCTCCGGGTATATAAGTTTATCGTCTACGTTGTCGTGTAGCGACATACGCTCTTTAACGACGCTAGGAAGGATTATATAAGTAACTGTTGGCATCTATTTATTTTTTATAACTACGTTTTTAATCCACGCGTGACGGCAGTGAAACTCTACTACGCCGCTATTATTCCAAAACCCTCCGGCTCTAGTAAATACCGAGTACCCTAGTCTTTCGGATAGTCTTTGTATATCTTGTCTAGTAAATAATCTCGTTTTAGAGATAGATACCATACGACGGCAGAAAGGACGCGACGTAGGAAGCAGCTCGGGGCCAGCTACGTCGCTTCTCTTCTCGTAGGAGTATAATACCTTAATCTCGGGTAGAACAGTCTTAGGCAGCCTCTCCGTTATCTTACGGATTACTTTACCGCCTTCGGTTAAAGGAAGTATTACGCCGGACTTCGTAAGAGATTCTATAATATCGTTTACGATAGCCTTCTCGTATTTTAAAGCTTCGGCTATTTTATCGTTAGTTAGATCCGGCTGCTTTTTAAGTAACTCTAGTATCTTAGCCTCTCTCTCCGTATATTCTCCTACTACGGCGAAGGTTTGACGCATGTCCTCGTCATCTCCTAGATATACCTCCGATTTAATTACGGTATAGTTAGCTCGATCTTCTCCGAACTCTAGAAACATATCCGCTATATACTCGTCTTCTTCGTCTTCGCTAAAAGCTTGATCGTTAGTACTAGGATTATCGTCTAACCCGAGGTACTGATTTATTTGATCGTTCGTAAACCCGTAAGCCTGTAACTGTATCGCGCTCTGAGCCTTCGTTAACTTACCTTGACTAAATAAGCGGACGATCCTCATTAGATTTTGCTGCTGCCTTCCGGATAACTGTACTAGCTTCTCGTTACCTAAAGACTGAGCTACTACTTGCGCCGTAGGTTCTATTCCGTACTTCGAAGGATCTATACCTAACTTTTCTAGTATCCATTCTTTAGGTATAAGCTCCTTAAACTGTACCGGATCTAATTCGATTCCTACCGGTTCTACGTCTTTAATCTTATACTCCGCTTCTACTCCGGCTACGCTAGAAAAATAACCTACGATTTCTTCTATCTGTTTTTGCTTATGCGTTACGTACGTATTTTTAAATATTTCGTACGCCGTTTTTAATTCGCTTGCATTGCCGAGCTTTCCCTCCTGCTGTATACCAAATAGGAGTGGATGCGTAATATTATGCCCGGAGAAGATGTTATTTGTTATAAGATTATCTACTCCGGAGAAATCTTCTTTAGTAAGATCCGAAGCGCCTAGATCGTCTACGGTAGGCTTCTTAGCCGGATCGTTATTAAATCCGATTAAGAGCTTTTTACCTTCCGCTCCGGTAGCGGCGTTTTCTAGACGCGCTTGTATCTTAGCCTTCTTCTGTTCTTCCGGCTCTCCGTTATAAAAGTTAATAAACTTCGAAGAGCTAAAGCCGGTTTTCGCGTTCGTTAAAGTATGCCTAGATACTTCTATGTCGGACTCTACCCAATTACAAGCGGCTACCCAAGACGGGAGAGCGTATGGAGCTTTACCGCAGCGATACTCCTTATAGTAAAAAATAGAGGTTTCAGCTATACCCGGACGAAACTTAGGGTAACTAGTTTCCGGTTTTAGCATATTATTATTCCACTCTTTTTTATAGTAGAAGGTATTATTATACTCGTTAGTACGCATCCGCTCGTAAGCGATATGGTAGTAATTATAACCTCCGGCTAACTTAGGTATAACTTGAAAATATACGCCTCCGAAATTCTCTATATCGAGGCAGGCTAATTTCATTAATTGATCCCAGCTCTGCGATTCGTTAGCCTTCTTTAAGAATATTTCCCCGGCTGGATCTTCAGACTTTAAGCCATTACCGAGTATGTAAACACACTTACCGTTGATGATAGCGTTGTGTTTAGCGGATTTATTGTATAACCAAAGTAGGTAGGTCGGGTAGTCGTTTCGATCTCCGAAAGGTATATAATCATAGCCTCGTTTTTCTTGCATTAAAGGTATACGACTATCGGCAAAGTCTTGCGACTTTACCTCTATTAAATCGCCTTCGAAATTAACCGGCGTATCCTTTATATGTCGTCGTTGGTTCATATCCTTGTTGTATTAAATTAGTAGCAGGGTTTAGAAGCATTTTACCGCACTCTACTAAATTTAATCCGGTAGGATTAGTATTAGTAGAACTAGCCTGCTCGTAAACCTCGTAGCTATATTGACCTGCCTGCGCAGAAGCGAAAAGCGTTATAGTATTAAAGCTATATATATTTATTCTATCCGGATAACTAGACGTATCGCTAGTACTATTAACGATCTGTTTATATACTACCTTAGTCGATACGTTAGTAAATACGAAAAGATAGTAAGCGTTAACGAGCGTAGTAGATTCGTTAAGCGTTACTAAAGTATCGGACTGTTGACCTATAGTATATACGATCATTATACTATAGTGGCAAAAAACGCGATTTTGTTTAATAAAAAAAGGGTACCGATATCGATACCCCTAATTTATAAGCCCACGAAGAAAAGTTATGTAAGAAGAGTAGCTAGAGTAGCGTCATTAACTTCGTATGCGAGATTCTTCTCGTCACCTTCGAAAGTTAACTCATACCCGTTACGATCTGCTAGTACCTTACCCGTCTTAGCGGCGGCGGTAGTAAGCGTTAAGCCGTAATCGGAGCCGTACATCCAATTAACGCTATTCTCATCTACGATAACAAATATTAACCTATTCTGCGCGAGAAGGAATAACTCATTCCTTACGGCAGTAGTCATATTGTTAATCGGAAATTTAATAGTCTGTTTATTGCTAAGCGTACCCATTTCGCGTGACGCGGTTAGAGCTTCATCTCCTTCGCCGGTATGCGCTATTAGATTATACTTTTTAAATGTCTTAGTAGAAGCCTTAGTAATAGCTGTAACTAGTCCTGCGGTCTGGGTAAAAGAGGTTACGTTTTCGAACTCAATAACGTATATTTCTTTTACACCGCCGTAATTAAGGCGGCAGTCTAAGTTATATCCGGTTGTTAGTGCGCAAGGCATAATATTATATTTTAAGTTAGGGCGGATTAACTCATCCGCCCATTGTTATTTACCCGAGATACAGAACGTTGTTAGCCTGACGAGCTACGTGAGCCGCGATAGTGAAAATATGCTTTACAAACATATCCTCTCTATTATTCGCGATCTTATTAATCTCCATCTTATTAATGTCCGCTACGAGGTCGGTACACCAGATAAGATTAGAAGGAAGAGCGGCTACGATACAATTCTCGGGAAGCGGTACAAATTTAATTTCGATACCGTTATAGAAATACTTATCAGCTTTAATATCTACAGAGAAAAGATCGCGGTAAGTTGCGCTTACGTTAAAGATATTAATAAACTGCTTATGAGAGTAAGGAGCGTAGAAGTAAGGCTTTTCGGTTTGAGCTAAAACTACCGCAGGAATAGCGGCGTAAACTTTGCCATACTCTGTAGCTACGTTAGAGCTAGAGATTGTAGTACCAGCTACTTTAACGCGAAGCCCGAGAGCGCCACCGTTATAAATCATCTTAGCTACTACACCGTCGAACTGAGTAGCCGTCTGAGCTGCTGCCCATGTTTGTTCGGCGGCTCCAACTTGGTTATTAGCGGTACCGGCGGTAAGCGCGGCGATAGCTGTCTTAGTAGCGGCGGTAACACCGGTCCACCATTTGCTTTCTGCGTCGAGAGATACCTCTTTACCGTAAGCTGCCATAACGGTACGCTCGAACTCGGTGCTCATAATTTCCCAAGCGCCGGGCTTCATTGACCTCTTAAAGCGAGAAGGACGGAGTACGTTAGGATCAAACTCGTGGTAAAACATTACCTTAGTAGGGGTAACTGCGGTATCAACGAGAGTAAAGGTACCAGCCGAAGTTGGTGCGCCGGAGGCGTAAGCTTGCAAGCTTACAATATTAGTATTTTCGGTAAAGATAGTTTCGTTCTTAACGTCGGTTTCGAACGATACTAAATTGTCAGCAACTGTTTTGTTTTCAAACAGAAGCTCCTCGAGAATGGGCTCATAGGCTTTGCCTCTGATGTCCACGATTGTTGCAGAAATTGCCATTGTTATTTGTTTTTAGATTTTGAAATTTTAACCTCTTTCTCTTCCTCGATATCGTCCGGAAACCTACTTTTAAGGTGTTCTAGTTGATCTTGAGTTAGATTTGATTCGTTAGTAAACGGATTAGAACGAGGACCATACGCCCAGATTTCTACGCCGTCTTTTATTTTTAAAGCCATTTTATTTATCCTTTTTGTGCGCGAAATTTCTCGAGTGGAGTCATTTCTTCAAAGTTTTTAGATTGCTCTTTCGGAGCTTCGATACTATTATTAGCGATCTTTTCTACTAGAGAAAACATTTGCTTTAAAGACTCCTGCTGTACGGCGATAGTCTTAGCCTGATCTTCTACTACTTTTTTAAGATCGTTAACTCCGTTTTCGATAGCGCTAAACATTCCGGGGAGTTTCTTCATTGCTTCTACTTCGATTTCTACCGCCGGAGCCTCTCCGTTAGCTTCCTTTACTTCGGTAATAAGTCCGCCGCTTACCATAATTACTTTACCGTTTTCGAGTTCGTGCATTCCGTCCGGAGCCGGAGCGCCGTCTAGAGTTACGGATCCGCCTACTTCGAGTTTATCGATAGAAACTACGGAGCCAGATTTAAGCTTATAGTCTTCAAACTTAGACTCTACGCCGGACTTAGGCGCAACGTTAGGAGCCATTTCTCCGGAAGCCGGAATAACGGGTTGAGGTGGAACCATGCTACCGAATAGCATAGACTTTATTGTTTCGATTGCTTCTCTAGTAGACATAATTAGAATATTTTAAAATAAGTGGTAGTTTTTAAAAGTTTGTTTCATTTAAGATCTCAACTATTTTTTCAAAGGTTTCATCGTATTTATCTTTTTTCTTCATCCCAAAATTACCCTCGACGGAAAAACCTTTAATTAAATTGTCTTTAACGTACTTCCAGGCTACGTCGTTTTCGACGTACATAGATCCGAAAAGACTACCGTCTGCTAGATCTTCGAATCCTTTAATAGGCATTATACCTCTACTCTTATCTGATTGAAATATCTCGAATAACGTTACTCCCGGTACCTGCATATCGGAGTTATGCATCAAATTAACGTTATTATGAAATCCCTTCTTAGCTAATTTAATCGCGATCTTAGTAATCGTTTCGGGAGAAAAGAATACTTCATATTCTCCTAGCTCCGGATCGTTACGGTATATTTTTTGATTTGCGACCATTAGAGGACCAGATATAATCCTACGCTCCTCGTCTTGAATTGCGAAGGCTTTACGCTCTACGCTTTTTATCTTACTCTCCGCCCAAGATAGAGCGGACTTACCGCCCCAGGAATCGTACATAAGTTTACCGCAGCCATCTCCGTATCCCTTACTATTTTCTAAATCTACTTCGTGCCTAGATAGGTAAGAGTACATACGCTTTATAGTTTCTATACTGATCTTCTCGCCGTTCGCCAATTGGTTAGCTCTAGCTTTTCCGACGGGAGTACCGCAAGAACCCCATCCGTTTTCTTCGGCGTACTTTAACGCCGCCTTAGCGTTATTCTTAACGGAGTCCGGATAATCGTTATAGGACTCTTCGGCGAAATGTTGCTCCCATATAGAGTAGCAGATAGCTACCGCCTGCTCGTTATCCTTTCCTTCGTTAACTACGTAGGATATACAACGCGGTATAAATTCGGTTTCTCTCTCGCCTTTAGAAGGCTCTATAAAGTCTTCGCTAAACTTTAGAAAGTCTTTTTTAATCGCAGGCTTGTCCACTAATGCGATAAAGTCTACTTGCATATCGCTATCTACGTTTTCGTCGATTAGCATTTCGTAAATCGGTAATTTCTTCATTTTATATTTTTTTTATTTATTATCCTAACCTAGCGGCTCTCTGTAGCCTAGCTTGTCTTTCTTGACTATCGTTTATATCGGTATCTAGTACAAAAGCTCTATTTACCCCGCCGGCGGCGGCGTTTCCGATACCTTGAATAGAAGCGGAGTTTAACTGCATACCTAACGCCTGCGGTTGAACGGGAGCGGAAGCAGAAGGTAAAGAAGCCGAAGATCCACCGGATACTTCGCTACCTCCTTTCATAGAAGGTATCTTAGTACTTATAATCTTTTTTACGTTTATTAATCCCGCCGCAATCGTAGCCGCCGCCGCTACTGGTCCAAAAATACCTCCTTGCGCAATAGCTTTAGAGGCTCCTTCGTAGGTATTCATTATAGCCTGAGCTACCGCTATACTCTTTCCGGCTATACTATTTTTATCTACTAGTCCACCTATAATATCTAAACTCTGTTGAGCTAAATCAAACTGCGCCTGCTGCTCGGCTTTTTTAAGATCAGAATTTTTCTTATCTACTTCCGCTAATTTATTCGAAGCTACTACCTCTTTATCTTTATTATCTAATACCGTTTGTGCTCTCTGACCTTCTACCTCAAACTGACTTTGTAGATAAGCGTCATCCGCTTCTCTATCTTTAATTTCCTTAGCCTTAGCTTCGTTTTGTGCGTTCGTTTTATTCTCCGCCGCCTGTACCTGTAATTTAAATGCCCGTACTTCCGCATCTATTAAAGCTTGTTTTCTTTTAGCTTCTTCGTCTTCGATAGCTTTTTTAGCCGCCGCTTCTTCCTTACGCTTAGCTACCCTCTTATCGCTCTCCTCTTTCTCGATAGAAGTAATCTGCCCCTGAGTTTTCTTAGCGATCTTAGCACTCTGAGCCGCAGCGTCTTCCGCCGCGATAATCATAGCGTCGATCTGAGATAGCTTCTCTTTATCGACGTTCTTCATATTCATTAATTCTAAACGAGCCGCCTTTAGCGATTCGATAGAACCCTCTCGAATAGATTTAATAACGTCCGCCCTAGCTCCTAACTCGATAGCCATAGACTCTAGGAGGAGCCTAGCCTTAGTTTGATTTATCGCTATAACTTTATCGCTCTCTTCCTTCTCGATACGAGCCGCTTCTTTAAGCGCCGCAATCCTTTGCTTTATCGGTACGTTAGCGTCCGCCGCGATCTCCCTAGCTTCCTGTAATTTACGATTAGCCTCCGCCGTAGCTATAGCCGAATTTTTCTGCGCGTCTTCTAAATCGTCTAGCGCTTCGGTAATCTCTCCGAAGCGTTGCGCCGTCTGTTCCGTAGTTACTCCTAGAGCGGATAGGACGCTAATTAAACCTCCGGTAACGTTTTCTATAAGCCAAGTAAAGCCGTCGATAAGAGGCGTTAGTATACCGTTTATAAACGTATTAAATACTCCGCTAAGAGTACCGAAGGCTTTACCTAGAGAGTCGGCAACGCCTTCCATTTGTTTGAATTTCTGAAATAACGCTACGACTAATCCGGCTATAAGAGCGAAGACTCCTATAATAGGATTAGCCTTTAGGATATTAAAAGCCTGCGTTAACGCTCCTACTCCTTGCGAGGCTTGACCTAAAGCCGGAGATAGAGCGCCTAATTCTCCTTTAAGTTTCCCGAATTGCGCACCTGCGTCTTTTACTCCGGCTCCCGTATTTTTAACCGCGTTCTGTACGCCTTCTACCTTCTTCGCGCTATCTCCGGTATCTACCTGTATCTGTGCTTTTATATTTATATCCGCCATTAGTATATCCTATTTATTATTTTAACTAACTCTACTTTACAAGTATCTTCTTTAGAAGCGTTAAAGTCTTCTATTTTATTTAAACGGTATAGTACTCCGTCTACCCAGATTAGTTTCGAGAAGTCTAGGTTATATATATCTCTATTAGATAATTTCATAGTAGAGGTTAATAGTCTAGAGTCTTTATCGGTTATCTCGGCTAGGTAGGCACTCCAGTAAACGTTAAAGAGGTTATTAGGAGTATACGAAGTAGTTGTAAACGTAATCTCTTTAGGTACTCCGAAATTTAGATCGAAGGTAGAGGTACTAGGATCGTTTAAATGTCCGGCGTAGCCGTAAGAGGTATAAGAGGCTAAGGTAGTACCTCCGTTTTTAAGCGCCCAAGAAGTTACTCCGGTAATCTTTTTAGCTTGTAAGATCCTAATTACGCTATCTATCTTATCTTCTTTTAAATTCTCGTTAGACTTTTTATATATAGCCGGGTAAACTTTATCGGTTCCGGATTCCTTATAAAGAACCGAGCTAGCAAATATTACTTCTACGGAAGTAGTTTCTTTCGCAAATTCGTACTCGCTATCGTAAATATAATCTCCGTAATTCTCGTTATATTTCTTACGGTAGTTCTCGGCGTAGAAATCGTTATCCGATTTATACTTATAGGCGTAGTATCTAGAGTTAAGTTCGCTCATTGGCTTTATGCGCATCGGTTTCGAGCGATCTACTTTAAGCGACCAATCTACCGCCGTAGCGTCTTCGTAATACGTTACGAACGGAGATACTTTAATTTTCTTCTCCGTCGTATAGTCTTCGAAAATATAAAGATTAAACATTTTAACTATCGAAGAGAAGAAGTCTTTCTGTAGTATTCCTTTAGGTATAGTATCGTTAATAACTATATTATCTCCGTAGTTAATAACGACATCGGTAGGGGTAGTAGATATTATATTAAAATAACCATCTTCTATGTCTAAGTCCGAAAAGTTACCTACTAGATCTACGTCTAGAGTATCGGTATTAACGAGAGCTATAGAAGCTACGTTTAGGATCGCGTTAAAGTTATAACCGCTTCCGGGTAAAGTATAAGTAACGATAGAAATAGGCGTACCGTTTTTACGTAACTGTATCGTAAAGTCACTAGACGGACTTATAGCGTTTATAACTCCGGATACGTTTAATATAATACTACCGGCGAAAGCCGTACCGGAGTTATAGGTAAAGTCGCTACCGCTTCCGGTTATAGTAAAGTTACCTGCGTTAGATATATTAAATTCTACGTTACCGGCGGCGGAAGTATAATTTTTAGTTTTAGCTGTAGCTACTAACGCGTCAGAGGTATTTTTAGTTAACTCTTTCTGATTATTCGGTATAACTAAACGATCGAATAGCGCCGTACTTAGTAGAGGAAAGTCCCAAGTATAGCCGGAGGTATTTATAATATTTGTTAGATATTGCTTTACGTATAGAGCCGGACGAAAGGCTTTAAAGTCGAAGTCTATTTTATTAGTCGATACTACTCCGTAATCTATAAGCGGAAAGTATACGCCGGATCCGGCTATAGAATCCCAACTACTAGCGATATTAGTATAAGTCCAGGCTATGTCCGCTATACCGAAATCTAGATCTTCTAGCTTCTTCGTACCTAGAGCGGCTATAAAGCCTCCTAGCTCTCCGAATACTGCGCACTCGTACTCTATAAAGCCATCGTCTATAATAACTTCTAAGACGCGGAATATACCTTTAAAGACTTGCATATTATCCGCGAAGATTATAGCGTTAGCGGCTATAGCGGCGTTAAAGTTTATTCCTACGTTATCTCCTCCCGGGTTATACGAATTAGCGGCGTTAACGCTAAATATATTACCTAGAAGCTTATTATTATTTTTCGTACCCGGTAGTAAGATCGTTTTACTAAACGTACTATTTTTAGCTCCGAAGTCTTTAATATCGTCGATCGCTAGAGTTAGAATCGTACTAAAAGACTCGTTAATATCTACTTTATTATTTTCTAGGTAAAGTTCTATCATACGAACTGCGTTTTATAACTACCGCCAAATTCTACTTCTATCATTAAGTTAATTAAACCGTCTACGATATGCTCTCTAAATTCGTAGTTAGTACCCGAAATAGTTACCGGGTATAGTTCGCCTTCGTCTTCTAGGTAAACGTCGTTAGATAGGACTAATTCCGATAGCCATGCGTAGTCTAGATCGCTAAGCCAATCGCTATTTAGACGGAGCTTCTCGCGGTACCTACCGGCGAAATCCGTCTTCTGTCGATATAGTACGTTATTACTCGCTACCGATACTACGCCGGAAGAACTAACTCTATATCCTAACTGTTGGAAAGATTTCTTTTCTATATCGAAAGTTTTTTTAGATACTTTATTAAATAAGAAAGTATCGTAAGCTCCTAGCTTATTTAAAAAGTGTACGTAGTAATTCGTATACATTCCTTCGCAAACTACGTTAACTCTATACGTCTTAGTACCTAAAGCTACCGTATAGGTAGTAGTAGCGCTAGTAAAATTACCGGGGTACTCGTCGTTAATAGCCGAAGGAGATATATTTAAAACGATAGCCGTATTAGCCGCTCCGGGAGTTATAGTCTTAGTACGGGTAGAAGTACCTCCGGTTATAACTACGTTAAAGGTAGCGGTAGTTTCCGCGAAGTAGGATATAAAGTAATTAGATCCGGTATAGGTTAAAGTAATTGCGTTAGATCTATTACTTAGTACGTCGTCGTCGTAATCGCCTAAGTTAGTAAAGTCGTTTATACGCCCGTTATAATGGTTAAAGTACTTACGAGTAGAGTCCGTTAATACTACGGCTCCTACCGTACCGCTATACTCTTCTCGTATCTTTACTACGATAGATATTGACCACTCTCCTTCGCCTAACTCTATAGCCGTAAAAGTACCTAGAGAAGGTAAGAAGTTAAGCGTAATATATTCGCGTACGATAGTACCGATATCGATTATACCTCTATTATTAGTAGGGTTAGGAAAGTACTTACCGGTAAATACTAGAGATCCGTTAACCCAGACTTCGCCTACGTACTTATAGTTAGGGTAGGTCGTAGGGTTAGCGGCGTGCGCGTCGTATACTACGTATACTAAAGGATCGTTTACGGAAGAGTATTGAGCGGGAGTTGATTCGAACGTCATGGTACTAAATTATTTATTATATCTATCTTAACCGCCGTACCTAATTCTTTCTCGGCTATAGGTAGGAATTTATTTGTAGCGTCGCGCCAGAAGTGGCGAGGTTTAATACCTTGCCGTTTAATCATATAGCCCAAAGATACCGCCGCTCGGGTAGAAGCGTCTAGCATACTTTTGCCTTTAGCCTCTCTACTCGTTACGGATACTTTAACGTTTCTAGAGCTTGCGCCCTCTCGAGCTATATAAGCCTTTAAGGATTTAACCATAGCGCCTTTAGGATCTACGCCTTTCGTCTTATATTGAAATCTCGATCCGCGATTAACCGCCCAACCGTTAACGCCTTCGTCTACGTAAGAGGCGTATAGAGGCGCGTTAATACCTACGGTTAAAATATCTCCGTTTACTTCGAGATCGGTAGGCGTTATATTATCTTGCATATAGCCCGAAGAGGCTACGTCTTTTTTCTCTATCTCTTCGTTAATAAGCTCGATATACGTAGCCGCTAACTGTATTACCGTATTACCCGTATCCGTAAACTCTACCGGCGAATAGTCCGCTCTAGCTTCTCCGGCTAGTTCTATATCGGTATCTTCTAAAACGGTATGTACGATAGATCTAGCCATTACTTGCTAATATGTTTCTGATACGATTGATACGATTTAAGGTACGCTAAAGTATTAAAAGCCTGTAATACCGGTAGCTCGAAAGCCTTATCTAAAGTAATACCTTCGTGCTCCGCTACTTGCTTAGCGGAGTATATCCATCCGTACTGTTCTATAAACGGATGCGGCTTTTCTACCCGAGCTTCTTCTTCGTCTTCAAGGCTTTGCTCTTCCGCCTCAAATAAGCCTTTGTACGAATTAAGGAGATCAGCAAACGAAAGAAGGAAGGCGCTAATATCTTTAAGAACATATCGTATATTTTTATTTAGGAGTATCTCGGCTTTTACTTTATGCTCTCTAGTATCATCCCATATAGAAGCAGCTACGAGGTGCATACTATCTATTTCGCCTAACTTTAAAAAGTGCTGTACTTCTATAAACTGTCCGAGCGTAATACTAAAAGCGTCTACGTTTAGTTTAATACGGCTAAAGAAGGGTTTTTTATCGATACCTATAAAAGACTTTTCTATCTTCTTAGAAAGCTTTAAGAACTTACGAGGCTTCATATTATTAACCTCGTCGTAGGAGAGGTTATAGAGATCGCAAACGATCAAGGCTATCTGAGTTACCTCGTCGTTTTCGGAGTTCCAGAACCCGGCTATACGTTGATATTCCGCTAACGTCATATACTATAAGTGGTCGTTTTGCGGGTTTTGTTTCTAGAAAAAACCCCAGTATAGAAATACCGGGGGATTAACCGCCTGCGAGAGCTAGGTTAGTAGTCGGGGTAGGATTCGAACCTACGGAACCATTAACGGAATCAAGACACTTAGGTAGGCTCCACAAATTCCGCCACCCGACTTTTAAAAAAACCCCTAACGTAGAAACGCCGGGGGGGTAGTATGTCAAATCACTAACTAAACACAAAACTAATATTCATCTTCCGCGAAGGAGTAGTTACCGCTATTCTCGAACTGCGAAAGCTTATTTAACCCTATATATCGTAACGCGTCTATAGCGTGGTTCATTATATCCTCCGGAGCGTTAAGCGCTCTTCCTTCTCGATCCTTAGCCCAGCGGTACTGCCGTAGTTCTTTAATCAAATTTAGGCTATTTTTCGTAACCCTAATTTCGTACTGTTGTAATCTATCGATAGAAGCCTTTATAGAGTCTGGTCCTTTCCTAGCAGCCTCGATATAGAAACCGGCGTTACTTACGTCCGCTATACTCTTAGGCTCCGCCGAATCAGCTACGATAGCTCTAGAAGTATGTACTCCGTAGGCTTTTAAACGCGCTATTATCTCTCCGTTAGTAAGCTTAGTCTGATATAGTAACTCGTTTACGTATATCCTTCCGTCGTACCTATAAGCCTCTATAAGCGCCGTAGGATCGTTCGTAAAGCCCCAGTCTAGTCCGTAGGCTATAAACTCGGCTTCTTTCGGTATAGACTCGCAAGGCTCCCAGTTATTAAATACTACTCCGTCTAGAGATCCGATCTCTCCTAAGCCGTAGACGCGGTACCAATTAGTCCAAAAGCCGGAGCCGGTACTAGCCTTCTCCTTAGCCTTTAGAATAAAGTTTAGAGCGGATTCCGGGCAGGCTTCGTTATCTAGGTAGTTAATAATTAAAAAGTCTACGTCGGTATCGTTTAGAAGTTCGTCGTGAAACCAGAAGGGGTTAGTAGGATTCCAATCTAGGTATACGCCTTTCTTAGTACGAGAGGCTAATTCTGTATATGCGTGAAAGCTCATATTATTGCTTTCATTCATATATAGCCAATCTCTTCTAGCTCCTCTTAGCTTAGCGTCGTTATCCGCCGAAAAAAACTCTATTACCGATCCGTTAGCGAAGGTATATTTAAAGTCGGTAGCGTTCCAACGCTCTTCGAACCAGCGCCCGGTTTCGAACATTATTTTTTTAAAGTCTTTCATAGCTCCGCGCTTTAAGTGCGGTATCGATTCAGCTACTACCGAGATCTCGCTAAACGGAGATTTAGCCGCTACGTCTATTAGTATAGGAAGTATAGCGTACGTTTTGCCGGCAGAAGTCCCACCTTGTACGCCTCTAACGAAGCGCCTAAGCTTTAAGATCTTATTAATAGCGGTAGTACGTATAAAAGCCATTACTCGGGTTTAACGTCCGGGAATAAACCTTGCTCTACCTTTACGTCGGTTTGAGTCTTCTCTACTAGTCCGTTAAGGCGCTGCGTTATCGACGGGTTATAGATACCCGCCATACCTCCGCCTATCTGATCTTCTCGTATAGCTTCCTTTATACGCGAACAGATCGGTACATAATCGTTATATCTTCCGTCGCGGTTAGAGAAATAGTCTTTTAATTGAGTTATACGATCCCAACAAAAGAGGTTAAAGCCTTCCATCGTTAGAGGTCTTTCCTTCTTACGATCTACCTGTACTCCGGCTCCTCCTACCCAATCGGTAACGATAAACGGCTTACTTTTAGCGTCTTTCCGGTAGGCTTCGAATAGTACCCATAAATCTTCCGGCGTAAGATATTTACTTAATCCTTTCTTAGTCGGCATTTTCTTCGGGTTTAGGGTTTTCGAATACGAAGCGTACGAGTTCGTTAACGCAGGACTGGCATCCTCTAACCGCCCAATCTAACTCGGGGTTAATTTCCTTAGCTAACGCTATAAATTTCTCTATCTCGATATCCGAAGCGTGGGCATCGATTCCGATTTTTACTCTTTCATAGAGATACTCTAGTTCTTTCATATTTCTTTTATTTTATTTTTTACTTCTAACCATAATAAGTTATCCGGGAATATATTAGCTTCTATAAGTATATCTACGCAGATCGTAGCGCATTCTTTAGCGTTATACTTTACCGGACCATGTACGTATTTTTCGAACCGTTCTACTAAACCTATAGCTATATCTCGCGAGTTCATAGATCTATAAATTTTTTAATATTCTTCCTAGCGTTCTGTACCGTATGGTATATCGAAATATGCGGGATACCCGTCGCTTCGGCTACCTTACGATACGTACCTAGTTCGGCGTATAGTTCTAGTATTTTAGCTTCGTACCAATGGATTCTATGTAAAGGTACTACAATTACCTCTACTTCTATTTCCTCTAATACGTCCGGTAGCGATTCTAAGTACGTTTCCTTCGCCTCTAGCTTCCTAAACGAGCCTCTTTCCCATCGGACCATATTAACGAGCATTTTAGCGACGTAAGCCTTTAGTTTATTTCTATTATAGAGATCTATAATAAACTCTTCCGGCTTAGAGAGGAGATCCTCGAAAGTATGTTGTAATACCTCCTCCTGTATATCTACCGGTCGTATACGCGATAAACATACCCGAAGGTCGTTAGATATATAAAGCTCGGCTATTATGTCTTTAGAGTTTTTCGTAGTATAAAATTATAAATAATTAGATAAATATTTAGAAAGTTACAATAGTTACAGAATAGTTACACCTATTGTAACTTTTAAGTCATTGATTTCTAGCGAGTTATAGTGATAGTTACAAAGTTACAGGTTTTTCGGTATCTCTATCTCTAAATACCTATATATGTATTATATATATATATAATATAAGTATTTTTTACTTCTTAGTAAGTATGTAACTTTGTAACTTTGACCTATAACCCGCTCCTACACTAGGTTTGAAAGTTACATCCGTTGTAACTTTGCTGTAACTTTGTAACTAAAAAGCCTTCTCGTACGTATTTCTTTCGATCTTTTCGAAGAGTTTCCCGACGTTTCGCTTTAAAAATACCTTTACGGTAGATTCTTTCATACCTAAACTAGTTCCGATTGTAACTATCGTTTTAGTGGTAAAGTGCGCCGGAAGTTGTTTATATAGTTTCTCCGTTACTCCTATAAGAGCTTCTACCGGGTTATCAGGGTTAAGTAGTTTTAAAGCTTTATGCATATTCGATAGAAAGTACTCCGTAAGCCTTATAGCTCTTTCGATAGAGGCTAAACGTATCTCGTAGCTACGATTACCTAGATCTTCGGCTACTTGTATAATTAGGGCGAAGCGAAGGCAGTAGTCTTGATATTTAGCTATAATCCCTTTAATATGGTCGCTCGTCGCTATGTTATACTTTTTATTCTTATTATCGAACCACGATTTATATAGGTCGTTAGCTTCCGGCGAAAGGTAGTATATCGCCTTCTCTTCCTTCCGTAGGTTTATAAGATCTATAAATATCTTCCTAAAGCTATCGTTAACGTGTTTAGGTACGGTAATCTGTTCCCACTCCGTTTTACGTTGCGGCTCCGGATATACGAAAATAAACCTATGATAAAACCCGTTATGGGCGTTATCATCCCGGCTAAGGGATTCTAGTACGCCCGGTTGTATACCTCCGACGATAGTACAAAAAGGTTCTTCTACCTTATTTTCGTCGCGCGTAATACGTTGAAGTAGTATAGAATCTCCGGACCACATCGATAGCCACTTTTGGACTTCGTCACCCGACTTGTACTGGTTCATTCTATTTAGGAATCCTACTAACTCGTCCGCTACTAGAGCGCAGCCTCCTTTATTAAAGGATAGGATTTTAACGACCATTTCTATCGTAGAGTCTTTTATAATCGTTTGCGGGAAAGAAGGCTTTAAAGGCTTCTCTTCTCCTTTCTTCTTACTCTTATCGTACTCGGCTAGTCTATCGTTATAATCTTTAAGAAGTAGCTCGTAGCTCTTATAAAGGTCGTTATCATACTCTTCGATAGGTTTAAAGGCTTTAGTAAGCGCCGGAGTTTTAGAGGCTCCGGGAGGCGCTACGATCGCTATATAGAGAATAGGTTTAACTATATACCCGTCGAAAGGACTTAGTACCGTAGAGTTTCCTATAGCGGTAGATAAAGCGGCTAGGATAGATCCGGCTAGATATTCGTGTTGTATTCTTTGCGATCTTATAAAGCCTTGTATTTCTTCCGGGAATATATCGTACGGGAAGGCGGCTTTATCGTTTATCGCTACGTTAGTTATATCTAGCTTCGGAGATAGGTCTATATCGTTATCCGCGCAGATCATTTCGATAGTATCTATCGTAAGCCTCCAATCCCGTTTAGACTTATAGTATATAATCCGGGTAGGAGTAAGAACCCAAGAGGTATCGTTTTCGTTAATCTTAGTATGAAAGTTAGGGTAGTCGACGAAGGAAGCGGACATTAATAAAAGCTTCTTACTACCGAAATATACTTTAGCGGAGTACGTAGCGTTAGATCCTTTCCGAAGATAGGGAGTAAATTTCTTCCGGCTAAATAGGCGTTTATCTTTTACCTCGTATAGATCTAGGGAGTTAAGGAGTTCTACGAAAATATCGTCGGTACAATCGCTATCGAATTTTAAAGCTATCGCTTCGTATTCGGAAGGGTACTCTATAATCTTAGCTTCCGGGGTTAGTTCGTCACCTTTCGTATAGGCGTTAAAGTAGGAAGCTATAGAGCATAGCGTATCGAACTCGTCGCTAGTTAGTTCTTCGATATCGTCGAACTCGTTATAGATAAACTCGTAACCGGGGGTAGGAGCGCAGAAGCTAAGTAGTCCGCCGGTATAGATAGCGATTACTTCTCTTCCTTCTTCGGAGAGAGCTAGCATACGCTTATTAGTTATCTTACTATACTTAGCGTAAACGTGGTAGCCGTTAGATCTCGTAGACTCGATACATACTTTACGTAGTACGTCTTCGTTTAGGGCGCGGACGGTTTTAAGAAATTCGTCGAAGATATTTTTACGATTATCGTTTTTTAGATCGAAGTCGAACATAAAATACGGGGGGTATAGTTTTAAAGCCATACCGTTAGCGTCTTGAATCTTATTAAACCAACGAGTAATATCGTCTAGGTCTGGGCGGTCGCTACCGTTTCTTATATCCGTTTTATGCTCCGGATATATCCGCGCGTCTTTACTCTCGGTATCCCACTTAATAGGAATAGGAGTAAGCCCCATATTAAATATGTCGTGAAATATTTTAATGTCCATACGTTAGTAGATTTGACTTTTTTAGAGCTTATAAAGATACTATATAATCGTATAAATAGAAGAACTCCTCCGGCGTTTTAATAAACTCGTATATACCTCCGGCGCGGCGCTCTCTAGCTTGTTCGGTTAACTGATCCGGTCGCGGTCTATCCGAGCCTACTTTAATTTCTAGCATAACCGATCTACCTTTAATAGTAGCGGATATATCGGCACTGCCTTTCCGCGTTGATGATGGCAACCACTTTTTAACGCCTATTTTTGCCCCCGATGGTTGTTTCTCAACACTATCAACAAGCCGCCCCATTACGTTGATTCTGGTGGCCCGGTGGCCTTTCCATGATAGGTAATTGCAAACAAACGATGTGAGGCCGTTCGCGGTGTCAACCTTCGGAACCTTCGGTTCTAAATAATACCCGTCTTTATATGCCGATGGATATTGAACTTTAAACCATTCCAGGTGCGCGGACATGTACCTGGGGTGATCAGTTTTTTTTGCCATAGTATTCATTATAAAATTGTTCGGCATCAATCAACGCATCGTGTTTTTCCATGTCGGTTGTGCCGTTCCAATATGCGTCAATGATTTGTTGTTTTTCTTTTTGTTTGGCGAATTCAACCGATGCTTTATAATCATCAAGGCCGAATTCTTGAACCAACCATTCAACTGCTGTTTGTTGTGCCATAGTTTATAGTTTTTCTATCTCTTTCTTTACCTCTTCCCAATACTTAAACCTATCTTTCTCCCACTCTATACCTCCTCCCCCCATCCATGCATACATCTCGTCTATCCTTTCATCTATACTCAGTAATGCACATTGCTTGGCAATGGAATAGACTGCTGCATTTGTTGTTTCGGGATGCGGTAGTTCACTAAGGAATTTATTATATAGTTCTTCTGCTTTATTTTGCGATGTCATTGCTATTGATTAACATACCTGCTATCTTATTTCTTTGGGCTTCCATCTTCTCTTCTATATTATCTACTCTAGCATTTAAATAACCCTGTACAAACCCATTAATCCAAAAGTATTTATCATTTTCATCACAATGATGACATCCTTCCCATTGCGTTTCGGCTAATTGCTCTATTTCTTTTGCTGTCATATTAATATTCTCTTATTGGTGTATATTTCTCAATCGATATAATATAATCATCTAATATTAATGCATTTCTGCCTATATAATAATAATCCCCCATCTTAAATGCTCTATGTACTTCCCCAATACCGTTTAGAAACGTCTGAACTGTATATTGGTTATCTGGATTGAATCTAGCATGAAATACTTGAGTATCCTCTTCTGTCTCTAAACTGTCTTCATACACCCCATTCTTCCACATCCACTCAAATAAACGAATGCGTTCACCCTCGGTCATTTCATACCAATACTTATCAGTTAGACTTTGCCAAAACATGGCTCTTGCAATTGCTCGTGGGGGTATGCACGCTTCTGCTAAGAATGATAACTCAAAGAAGTCAATTTGAAATGTGCTCATTACTTATTTGTTTAGTTTTCTCAAATCCTCATCCAATCTTTCAAGGAACGACTCCTCACCATCATCTCCTGACAATAGCCAATCAATCCTTTGAGCATACACTTCAGCTATGTTTAAGATGTTGACAGCATCCTTGAACTTGGCAATCACTTCATCTGGATACTTATAGTGGTACGGGTCTTGTATGTCTCCAAGCCAATACTCACTATTGAGTTCTTGCCTAGTCTTTTTTCTGCCACTCTTATTTATCTCATCTATAATAGCTTCAGCTATATACCCTATTCTTCTTTGGTCGTATTGAAATTTTCCTCCACTCATGTTATTTGTTTATTTGCAATAAGAGTCTGAATAAAATGAAGGTTATAGCAAAGTCTAATACAATTAATGCTATAACTAGTCCAGCTGAATGCTCTTCCATTATATCAATAGTTTTTCTTGTACACCAATTAAACAGGTGCTGTACTAATACAATGAATAAGCATAGTGAGATTGTTGCGATTGTTAGTGCCATAGTTTATAGTTTTTCTATTTCTTGTTTAACTGAACCCCACCATTTAGCACTATCTTCTAACTTTTGAGGATACCAATACTGTGAACTTGAACCAGCTTCATCCCAATCTGTATCAACAGGTTCAAATGGTGCTGATAGTATTATTTCATTTACTGCAACCAATGCACATTGTTTAGCAATTCTTGAATCATTTGTCAAACGCCAATACCCAACATGCAATTCATCTGCTTTCTCTTGTGGTGTCATATTTTTTCTATTTCAGTTTTTACATCTTGCCAATATTCTACTTTTGGTGCATGGCTGATATAATAATTAATCCCCGATTCCATCATCGTTGTTTTTGATTTTATATATTTCCATGCACGCCCATTGTATTAATGCCGATAAAATTTCCTCTTTTTTATCATGCTCTAAATCATGGTAATCCGGGTAAATTTTGAATATTGTATGTTCGATTTTGCCATCGTTGTTAATATTCAATCCACTCATTGTTATTTTTATTTTTGAGTTGTTTCCAAAATGGAAATGGGTTAAAAAATGAGCCAGGGTAGAAACCCCGGCCCGTTCACAATTAAAAACAATATCAATCCTCTTGATTCAATATGCAATCAACAATGAAATCATTGTGAATTTCCAATGTATCAAGCAAAATATTACTGTCAAATCTTCTGTACATTTTTCGTTCTTGATCGTATATAATAAAACGATGCGCTTTTTTATGATGTTTTTTTGTCAACCAAATTACATTTTTTGCATGCTCAACATTATATGACCAATGATGTTTTTCCAATGTTTTATCCGGGTTTTTTAAAGATGCTGATAAACTTCTGACTTGATATTTTTCTGGATATCTATCATTATATTTTTTCGATCTTTCCGGGTTTGCTTTGTTGATTTTGTTTGAATATAATTTCCGGTATTTTATTCTACCTCTTTTGCGTTCTTTTTCTAAAAAACCATCATGATTTTTATTTGATAAATAATTGCCCTTGACATCATTTTTAGTGCATTCTTTACATTTATTTAAATGCCCATCGGACATTTTAGAATGTTTATAAAATTCAATCAAGGGCAATAATTTTCTGCATTTGAAACATATTTTTTCCATCACATGATTTTTGTAAAAATACAAATTAATCATTTAAAATGGAAAATTAAAAGTTCCATTCTAAAATGGCAAATCCGACAGAATATCCGCCGCCGGTGCATCCGGTTGCCTCAATTCGGATTTTTTAAAATTACCGATGTACGTTTTCTTTTCCTTTGCTTCGCGTTGTTCCTTTGATTGACGAACCGAAACGGAACCGATGTTTCCGTATTGATCAACATTTTCATTGATCCAAATGTCGATGTTCAAATACAACTTGCCATTTTTTGCCTGCGTTAAATTTCCTTTTGGGATGTCCGAAACGCAAATCGAACCATTGAATAATTGATTCATAATCATTGCCGGGTATCGGGTGCCGGTGCCGTTAAAAGTTAAATAGCGATATTTTCCGGAATTCCGTATTTTAAAATTTGCCGTTCCCAAAATTCGGGCGCTTGTCTTATCAACGCCTTTTCGGTGTTTAGTGTTTTAGGACATACCCGAATGATGATCCCGGTGGGCGTGTTTGTTGCTAAACAATACCCGGTTAATTGATTGCCATATCCAAAATGATCAATCGACTTGCCCAATGGCATTTCCGAAACTTTCAGATCCACAATCAACCGGCCCGGCCGAATCAAATCAATACGGCCTTTGTATTGCATCGACAAGCCGGCGTGTTCCATGTTGCATGTTACCGATACTTCGGATTGCATGTGTTTAACCAATTCGCCAATCTGAAACAATAACACCCGGGCAATGGGAACAACCAATTCCCGGTTTGCTCCATTGTACTTCTCTGGCTCCAGGATGTAATTATGTACGGCGGTTCCCAACATCATTTTTTTAGTCGGTACGAAATCGCCGTTTTTGATTCCGGAATACGAAAGGCCGGGAAGGGCGCGGTATTGATCAAAGTTCAAACCGGGATGAACTTTTAGTCGGGTTACTTGCATACTTCAATGGTTTCAATGCCAGGGATAACGTTTCCGGTTTCGTTGATATGCTTTGCCAATGCGTCCGCCATTTGTCCGATGGTTAACTTTGTCCATGATTTGACGCGAACGTATTGGTTAACGTATGGCCACAACCGGACAAAGTTCGAAACAATCGCTTTTGCCCATTGTTCCGTTTCATCAACTTTAATCTTGATTTCCTTTTTTACTTTCGGCGTTTCAACGATCATGGTTTCGGCCTCGGCAATCAATGCGTTGGTTGCGGTTTCGAATTCCA